ACTCAAGTAGCTCACGAGGCATCTGCCGCTCGCCTGCGTATGAGTGGAGCCCGGTAGGGTGCGCTACTGGTATTGGGTTTTCTCCCTTCTTTCGGAAACAAAGCAAGTAGTCACCGCCGGCCACGTCACACAGAGTCGAATCTTCCACGATCTGTGCGTGTGCTAGCCCCTTAGCCATCGTCCGAAGTCGAACTCCGAGCGGCTCCTTCCAGATAACTCGCCGCATACAGAACTGGAAACCGTGTCGCTCGTGAGCTCGGATGATGTCGCCGGGGAAGTCAATCAGCCCCGACCCGACATTTGCTGCGATGCCCATCTTAGCTGTAGGGCCGTTGCCCGTTCCGGCCACGTCCATACAATGCACCGCAGTAATGCGCCCCGGTTTCGTAAGCCTCGCAAGTTCCGAGATCACGAAATCGTAATGCTCGAAAAACTCGGAGTAGGATCGGCAGTTCGATAGATCGCGCTCGCTGCTGCTGTAGTTGTACAGCCCTGCAAATGGGGGGCTGTAGATTGACAGGTCAATTGACTCGTCCGGCAGCGTTGGCAGCAGCTCCATACAATCTGTGTTGTAGATGGCGTAATCGCTTGTGATGATCTGGTCTTTAGCGTTCATTTCATAAACTCCGGCATTTGAATGGATTGGTTGAACTCTTTTGTGGTGTGCGAGAAATTGCGGTTTGCCGCTTGAACAAGGTTGCTGTATAGCTCGATGGCTTTCTCCGTTTTTTGCTCCAGCGCCTCCATGACTCGCTCTTGCCCTTCGCTAATCACCATGTCGCAGGTGACTTCGCGCTTTTGGCCAAAGCGCCAGAATCGGCGAATGGCTTGGTAGTACTGCTCATAGCTCCAGGTTGGAAAAAACACCGTGTGATTACAGTGCTGCCAGTTAAGGCCCATACTGGTCATCTTGGCTTTTGTCACAAGGCGCTTAATCTCGCCTCTGGCGAACGAAACAAGGATTTCTTCCTTCTGGTCAATCGACATTCCGCCGATGATTTCGACAGCATCCTTGTCAAGTTCAGCAAGCAAGGCACTTTCTTCGTTCAGGTTGCACCAATAGACCGAAGTCTTGCCATCCGCCAAAGCTACGGCCTTCTCGCAGCGATCGGTGACGGTCAGCTTCTGCTCTTCGCGCACCTCGGTCATGGTCTTGGCTGGCATCGCAAATAGCGAGGCCTGGTCATCAATGAACCACTTCTGTTTGTTGTGAACGATGTGCTTTTTGACGTGCAGGGCCGGTAGGTCATAGCCTTCGTCACTGAAGCCAAGGTCTGACGGCTTCTTGACCATGACTGACCATTGGTTGACCCATGCAAAGAAGTCGCGCTCCGCGTGTGGTTTGAGGTAGAACTTCTCGCCAATGTTTCGGTTGTTGCTGTCTACGCTGTTCTGATTGGATTTAAAGAACTTGGTTAGCATGTCCATGTAACCCATGTAGCCCAGCGCCTCGGAGCTGTTCCCAAGCTCAATGAAGTCGTTAGGGCTTGGGGTGGCGGTGCTCAGAAAGCGGTATGGGACGCGCTTGATGAATGCCACTATCTGATCTCGGATCTTGCCCGCGAAGTTTTTGAGAATGGACGACTCGTCCAGCATGACGCACACGAAGTCATTAGCATTCAGCAGGTGCAACCGTTCGTAGTTACATACAACAATTTTGTGTTTCAGCGACCCGTCTTTGCTTTGGCCAATGTCATCAATGCCCAGACCGTTTGCCTCGTCGATAAACTGGAAGGCTACAGCCAGAGGCGTGAGGATCAAAACACGCTTGTTTGTGTGCCTCACAATGTTGTGGGCGATGCTGACTTGCATCAACGTCTTGCCTAGCCCAGTGTCGGCAAAAACGCCGATACGACCCTTGCGCGTGGCCTTTGTGATGATGTGCTGCTGGAAGTCAAATGCACAATCGGGCATCCATGTCGGATCAAACCCGAAGTCGCCTATAGAGTGGCGCTTTGACTGTAGGAAAGCCATGTAATCCATAAAAGCCTATGTAGTTGTGAAGGTGCTGGCCCCAAGCCTAAGTCGTCCTCTACGATAACAATGGGTTTGTGATATGGGCCAGCGGTTGCAATCATGCCGACAGCGGGCAAATTGATCCAATTGATTGATTGAATCAAGAGAGTGAAGGCGATAGCGAAAATCAATTAGCAATGAGAACGGGGCAGCGCTAGGATTGAGGCATGCAAGTCATCAAAACCCCCAAGCTGACGGTCTATTGGACTGTCGACGGTCTACGCGCTGTCCACAACAACGGCGTCGTGTTTAACGTCACGCTGAAAAAGTTCGAAGCGTGGCTGCTGCGGCAGTTGAGGCAGGAGCTATGAACGCGTTCAGCCCCGGCTACAAAAGCCAACTGGCGCCGCTCAAAAAGCAGCAGACCTACAAGCGCCAGCCGAACGCGTTTGACACGGACGACCACAAGGCCCGCCAGGCTTGCGTACATCTACCAAAGACGCACCCTGACTCTCGCGCTGATGTGATTCGGCGCAGCAACAGCAATATGTGATTTATAATGGTTGCACCAGCGCAATGCTGTATGCCCTAGCCCCATCGTTTGTCACAGGACGATGGATAACGCAAAACAGTTGGGCGACTGATGGAAGGTGGTGGGACGCGTTAGCCGAAAGGCCCGCACCCCATGATCTGTTTGGGGCTGTGAAGCCCCCGCCTTCTCCCATCAGTCGCTCGGAGATCAATGTGAACTATTACCCGTTCCATTTGGGCGACTACGCGGCACACACCGCTCATTTGTCGCCGCTTGAGGATCTGGCATATCGCCGGATGCTTGACCTCTATTACATGCGAGAGGCCCCGCTACCAAGCGACTGGCGCGAAATCGCGCGGCTGATCCGCATGAAAGACAACGGCCAAGAGGTCGAAGCCGTGCTGTCTGAGTTTTTCACACTTTCCGAAAATAGATGGTCGCATGCTCGTTGCGATCGTGAACTGGCATCGTTCAAGCGCATGTCAGAGGGCGGGAAAGCAGGGGCAGCAAAGAGGTGGGCAAGGGGTGGGGATGCCCCCCCCTATGCCCCCCCTATGCCCCCCCTATCGCCACCCCTATCGCCACCCCATGCCAACCCTATTAGCAACCAGAACCAGAACCAGAACCAGAACCAGAACCAAGAACCAAAGAATACAAAGCCGCGCAAAGCGCGTTCGTCGGCTGACGCCTCCGCATCTCTGTCTGTCGATGACCTGGTAAGCGAAGGCGTAGACCCTCAACACGCGGCGGATTGGTTCAAGGCGCGCAAGGACAAGGGCGCCAAGACCCTCACGCCTACCGCATGGGCATCGGTCAAAGCCGAGGCCGTCAGGGCCGGGATGACACCAGCTCAGGCCGTCCAAGCCGCGGCTGAAAATCAATGGCAAGGGTTCAAGGCTTCGTGGTTGAGCCAGCCATCCAGAGCAAGCCCGATGGCCAAGCCGCCAACAGCCGCGCAGCTTGCAATGGCTCAAGCCTGCCCTTCTCTTGTGGCTCCCCACCTGCAACAGTACGCACAGCAATACGCACCGCAACCGCAACCATTCGCCGAGGTCATAAATGCCGATGCCAGATTCCTGGATTGACCGTATTTTCGACAAGCTCACGATGATCTACGGCCACCAATTTTTAGGCCGATGGTCGGGACTGGACTTGTCCAAAGTCAAAGGCGATTGGGCTCATGAGCTGGATGGCATGGAGGCGCACCCCAAGTCGATAGCTCACGCGCTCCAACACCTCGACCCTAATTCACCGCCGACCGTGCTTCAATTTCGCGAAATGTGCCGCCGCGCCCCTGACCATCCAACCTTGGCGCTTGACGCCCCAAAACCTGACCAGGCTGTTATCGATGCAGCATTGCAGCAGGCCAGGGAAGCGGTAAAACCCCAGCACGATGTGCTGTTTCCGATCCGACAATTGATGTGGCGCGAGATTGACGGCGACCGGCGGCTGACGCAATCACAGCGTGATTTTTGGCGGGTTGCGCTGCACGGCGAGATTTTCCGCGCAGCAAATATAGACACAAAACAAAAGTTTGACTTAGACCAATTGGCGCAACGAATCAATTATATGAGGTTTCAGACATGAGACTATTTCAAAGACAGTCACACAACGAAGATTTGAAAGCAATGGCGCACCGAGTATTAGACGACGCCAAAGCCGGTATGAATATCAGCCATGAGCGAATCACATGGGCGCTTAGGATAACTGGAGATTTGACATGAATCACACTGGAGTGACAACCGTTGACGGCATCCGTGATCGGTGCCGGATTGACGATGAGACGGGCTGCTGGAATTGGGCTTGGGGCCGTTCCGATCACGCAAATTCAGCCACCCCATCAATTCACATCGGCAAAAGCGTGCTGGGCAATGAGCGCAGGAAACAAATGTCAGCCCACAGCGCGGCGTGGCTGCTGTCTGGCAAAAGGCTGGCAAAAGGCCACGTCGTGTATCGAGCCTGCTGCAACATTGATTGCTGCAACCCTGCGCACCTCAAAGCGGGGACGCGCTCTGACATGTACGCGCACTATTCAGCAAGCGGGAAAAACAAGGGGCAACATCATCGCAAGATCGCGAACGCAAAAAACCGCCAAAAAATGATGGTGCCCCGTGAGCGCGTGTTGATGGTTGAGCAGTTGTTAGCTGCTGGCACAAAGATCATCCACATCAAGGAAAAGATGGGTATGTGTACGCTGACAATCCGCGACATCAGAGATGGCATGCACCCCAATTGCTCCAAACCCATTAAGGGCAATCTAATATCTGGGGCTTCTGTATTTTCGTTGGGGGCTTTATAATGAACAATACAGGCCGATGGACCCGCGAAGAAATCGAGATTTTGAGGAAAATCTATCCTGAGAATGGTATTCGTGCGACTTTGGAAATGTTGCCTAGTCGGACATTTGCAGCAACACAAACCAAATTGCGCAAACTCCAAATTCACGTTATCAACCCGCGTTCGGTTGTTTCTGAAAAAAGAAAGGGCGTATGGTCAAAAGAGGAAATAAAAATAATGATTGACCACTACCCTTATATCGGCGCAAGCGGCGTAAAACATTTGATGCCAAAACGCACTGAAGGAGCTATAGCGCGAAAAGCACGCTCAATGCGTTTGAAGCTAGCCAAATCCGATGAGCAGATCCGCAGCGATGAAGAGCTGGAGGCATTTACGATGCATGTCACCCAGATACGGCGACCGGTCGGGACGTGGAAAGCAGAGCGCCCGCTTGTCCGGTCTGTTTTTGAGCTTGCGGGGGCGATGTGAGTGATCGACTTGAAATTGAGCTGCACAACCGTGCTCAGGCATGGGTTGTTATTCAGACGCAGCTTTTCCCGTTCCTCAAGGACAGGCTACAGGCTGGATCCAGGTGGGTGCTGAAGATCGAGCGCCGCAAGCGCACGAAACCGCAAAATCGACGGTACTGGGGCAATGGGGTGTTGGCTCAGATCGCAGCGCAAGCGACGGTGCACGGTCGGATGTTTGATGCCAAGGTGTGGCATGAGATGTTCAAACGCATGTTCGTCGGCGTGATCGAGTTGCCCAATGGCGATGTCACCGGTAAAAGCACAGCCGAGTTGACCACAGTCGAATTCGCTGAATTCTGTGACCGCGTGGAGGCCTACGCGGCTACAGAGCTGGGCGTGACGTTTTACGACCTGCAGCCGCATCACCGTGACATTGAGGCCCGGCGCCCAGTGCGTAGGAGCGCAGAAAAGGTGGCGGCATGAGCAAAACAGACACATGCACCCGATGCGGAAGGGAAGGCCACACGGCCAGCAGTTGCAAACGAGTGCAGTGCGTGTCCTGCGAGGGTTTCCGCATGTTGCCGCGTAAAGTCATGCACTCATGCGTGCGTACAACCCGCATAGGGTGGAGCCCTAGCCCCACATTTTGGCGCGAGTGCAAACTGTTCGCCCAGGCAAAACAAGACACTGAGGCAAAGCGCCGCAAAGCGCTGCGCGACATGGGGTACATCACATCATGAGATGCATAAAATGCAATCGGCCGATCAAAACCGACTCGGCGGCCATGGTAAAATCACAGCATGGCCCGCAGGCATGGGGCCCAGTGTGTGCAAAGCGGGCCGGGATTTTCCCGGCAGCCCCCCGAGTAGCGCGGCACAAAGCAACGCGCGACGAGCCAAGCGAAAATCAGCTAGCGATTGAGTTTTCGGCAGGCCCCACAGTCAGGCAGGGCCATCGGTACAGCATGGGCGGCGTGCCCGTCATTGCAATGAGTTCCGGCGATGTCGTCAGCGTGGGCGAGATAGACGACCTGTGGTTCGCCCGCGTGTATCACAACGTCCGCGCTGACGACCTCATCGCGCAGCCGATGAAGTATTTCGGGGGCGAGATACCGTGACGGACGAAATTACACTGCCATGGCCCCCAAAGGATTGCAGCCCCAATGCCCGCGTGCACTGGTCAAAAAAGGCGAGGGCAGCTAAATCCTACCGGCACGCCTGCCGCATGCTGGCATCCGCTGCCGGACTGGCAATACCAGACGGCCCCGGCGCAGTCCACCTGTTCATCGACTTTTACCCGCCAGACCGCCGCGCACGCGACGACGACAACTTGACGGCATCTTTCAAATCAGGGCGCGACGGCCTAGCCGATGCGCTCAAAGTGGACGATAAGCATTTTGTGTGCCACCCATATCTCAAAACAGAGATCGGGGGCATGGTCAAGGTGCGGATTGTCCGGGGATCTGAGCGATGACCCTCGCCGAAGCCGACAAAGAAATCCGCGCCCTGGCCCGAAGACTGGGGATCAAACCGTGCCACATCCGCGCAGCCCTGGAAGGCATCGATGGGGACGAGCCGGCGCCCATGGTGCTGACGAGGGCAACCAGGCCGGCAAGATCGGCCACGGCCAGCGATATGCAGGGTTGTCCACCCGTCCAAAAATTTGACTACGTGCGCAGCCGCTTACTGTGCGTAGCATTTCGCCTTCTCCCCTGCCAGCACTGCGGGATTGACGACGGCACGGTGGTAGGTGCCCACTCAAATTGGGCGTGCCACGGCAAGGGGCGAGGCATCAAGGCCAGCGACATCTACCAAGCCAGCCTGTGTTCCGTGTGCCACTCCGAAATTGACCAGGGCTCCCGCCTGATTGAGCGGGAGCGCAAAGCGCTTTGGTGGACCGCTCACGCCAAGAGCTTGACACTGCTGATCTCACAGGGCCATTGGCCCGACAACATCGAGCCGCCGAACACCACGGATTGGCCGTTTTGATGTGCGGCCATAAAAAAACCCGCCGAAGCGGGTCATTGGTTAGGCTAAAACTCAGCCTCGCTTGTCAGATGCAGGGCCAGCTCCTTGATTTTGGCTTTGTGCTCTGGCCTCACCCAGACCTCCACACGCTCAAGGCCCATGGCGCGGCGACGGTCTTTGAGGGCTGCACCGCGTGCCGTGACGGTTTTAGCCGACTCGGGTTTGCGGGTGCGCTTATTGGGGGGGGACTTAGCGTTCGCTGCCACGGGTGACCTTGCCGTTGATGCAGATCACGACACGCGCCCAGTCATCCGTGTAGCATGCGGGAGGGGCGCCTTTCCCCTCTACGCCTTCCGCGCTGCGTGTGCAGCGCACAGCCATTTCGCCCGTGATTGTGTTGATATCGAGAGCTGCAGATTTGCCAGCATTGGCCAGCATCCAAAAATGCTCAATTTGTGCTCGTGTGGTCATGGTGATCTCCTGGATGTGTGGCGGGTCACTCGGCGGCGTTGGCTTTTTTGGCGGCTGCGCGCTCATTGGCATCGGCCAGCGTCACATGGCCAAACGCCACCAGCTCCTCGACCTGCGCGTCTGTCAGGCAGTCGTCGCCGTCCTCGTCAAAAAAGCGGGCTGCATAATCGATCAGCGCGTCTAGCACGGAGTCGCTGATGTAGATGTCGTTATCAAGCGCCGACTTTTCGAGGTCGTTTGCAGCCTGTTGAGCCGTCACTCCAGCGGGCCACAGGTCGCGCAGCGTGTTGCTGCTGATCCAGTC